CAAAGATAATCCAAAGCCTTCGCTGTAAAGCTGATCTGCTGCTGCCCTAAAATTGGCATCATCAATAGAACCAAGCGGATAACCCATTCCCCAATCAGTATCAGTAAGACATTGATAGATGATATGCGCTGGGTTCATATCGTGTCGTGTGCGTTTGGCTGTAGTATGTTGAATAATTGCTTTTTCAGGATACCAAATATTGCTATTTTGCCAACCTTGCAGGATACGGCGAATGATAAAACTAAATGGCTTCAAATACGGATTATTCGCAGACATTATTCCAGTATAGATAAATCCTAAAATGCCCCGAAATGCAGGAATATTTGTGCCCAAATGTCGCGTTAAAAATGAGCTGGGGAGCTGTGTGTTGCTACCTTGTTGTACTTGCATGTATCCACTTAATCCGCCTTCTTTTTTGTCTCCTCCAAATAAATCTGGCTTATAAATAGATACAGTTTGGTCTCCTGTAATAGGATCATTATATGCATCCCTATCATCAGACAAGATTTTTTCGACTTGATCAACAGGTCCATAACAAACACCCATATGCACAGTCAAACCATACCGCCATCCAACTGTGACTTTCTTTTTAGAACCACCACCCATTACTCAACACCTTTTAGCCGTTTTTTCGCTTGCTCTACAGCACGAATAGCAAAAGGATCTTTGGTGGCCAACAATACGTCCGCATCAATGCCATTACCAACAAAATGCAAGTAATCCAATTTATATTGACTAAACCAAGCTCTAGCTCCCTTACTACAGAACTGGCAGGCTTTAATATCAGCATATATGACTATCATTTTTTACCTTGCCGTTCTTGAATTGCTTCCACGTATAAGCCGCCATACCAAAGTACATTTGCACCTTCAATTTTCACAGTGCCAAAAACAACAGGGACAGGTCGACCTTCTTCTGCCGTTGGAGCTGTAAAGTCAGAAATATCAGAAGCCTTCGGAGCAGGAGGCGATGGCATAAGGTAATTGATAATGGTATTAAAATAACCAAATAAAATAGAGGTATTCATACCCATCTCCTTATTGGAATATAGGTACGATTTTTAATTTATTGTTCTTTTATGTCAGGGTGCGACTTAATAAAAAGCCCCGCATTAGCGTGGCTTAAATGTTATTTAGTTATAAAAAATCACCAATCATTACCTTTATTTTTTGGTGCTGATTCGACGGTATGAAGTAAGCTATTAGTCACTCCTGAAAGACGCTTACCAAACATAGCCTCTTGCTTATTGTTCGGTACTTGTTGAATTTCTTTACCAAACGCATTTAAAGAACTAAAAAAATGTCATCAACAGTAATACGCATTTTTTGATCTTTCATATCAACCTTCATAGTAAAGTCAATAGCGTCGTTGGTTAAACCATGATGAGTACACGACCAATTGCCAGAACAAGGGTAATCAACATTCCCCTTAATAATTAAAGTACCTGCCTCTTTATCATCAAACTGTATAACATCTTGAGCGCTTACAAAAGTCTGAGCAATCCACTGTTTTGTTGAAGTATAAATTTTATCTTTTGACATATTTGGAATATCACGAATGATTTCTATCTTATCCATCGCATTTGCAGAATTACATGCCAATATTGCACATAGTATTAATATTTCTTTCATGAAATTAACCCAGTAAACCCCAACACATTACAGTACATTGAGGTGATTAAAGAATCCACATTAACTGTCTTCTAAAATTCGCTTTATCGCTACAGATTGATTTGCATCACACAGGTGATTTAAAGCCGATCTAAGTCGGCTTATTTAAAAACTCTGAATTCCTACAACTTTACCATTCTCAAAATACAGATAACCCACATTGTCATAAACCCACTGCTCACGTGTACCATATTTTGTTGTCATAAAATTTTTACTGCTTGGCTCACCCCACAGCGTATTTTTTATTACTTGTTCTTCAGTCATACCAATTTTTGCAGTCGGCTTGCTAAATCGCTCATTGTGTCTTGCCCACATTTCTTTTGAATTTTTTTCAATTTCAACGGGATCAGTGGCTTTTGCTAAATCTTCCTCAATCTGTTTTCTAAATTGTGCCTCTCTTTCATCAAAAGATAACCCATCATCATTCGCCCATACCCCACCCGAAACTAACAGGCATAAGAATAAAATTTTTTTCATATCGTACCCAAATAAAACCCCAACATAAAAATACATTGAGGTGATTAAAAAAGCTACATTAACTGTCTTCTAAAATCCGCTTTATGGCTGAAGCATTACGCTGAACCATATTTATTTGCGCTCGCTCGCCAGCAGGTGAGTTCATATGCTCAATAGCTTGTTCTTCAGTAAACACATTAATATTCTTTACTGTGATACTACCTCCAGTGCCACCACCACCATTTGCAACATGTCTAGGGTCGTTACGGGTTAAAACTTCTTCCCCTCGCTCTAAAATTGCTGGCACTTCATTTGGTGCAAACCCTGCAACACCGCCTGTATGATATCGCGGTGCATGACTATATGTCGCCAAGTCAATATTACGGCGAACACCACTTGATCCTGCAATACCACCTGTGTGGTGCTGCCCTGCTGATGCTGTTCTAGCACCTTTTACAACTTTATTAGCATTATTTGCTTTCGCAGCTAAATCTAGTGCTGATGTAACAGCTGTACCACCAGGGATCGCATTTATAATTAGCAAGGCAGCATAAGCAGCCATCGCTTGTACAATAATCTGCGCAATTGATTTAATAAAATTACGCACAAAATCTTTTAATGCCTCGCTTGCTGACTTACTACCATCAATCAAATCATTGAAGAATGTATTTAAACCACTTGCCAGTGCCGCACCTGCTGCCTGCTGAATATCCTGCCCCATTTGCTCAAATGTAGATAAACTTGTTGCTTGTAATTCTTTGGTCGCAATATCAAGATTTTTAATCTTTTCTGTAAGACCTTCAATATTTTCTCCACCTTCAGAATTTTGAAGGTCTTGCAGTTTTGTCATTTGCTCTTTTAATTGCGCAATTGTTGCAAGTTTATTATTCCTATTATTTTCATCTATATCCAATTTCTTCATTGGATTCATTTTTGTTTGAATATCAGCATATTTATCTTGATATGCCTGATCACTTAATATTTTATCTGTGTCTTTATTGATGTTGCTGTATGTTTTATCACGTTTGAATACATCAAGTTTATTCAAATCCAAAACAAAATTATTTTTAACTTTTTCAATTTTAGTTTCTATTTGTTTTTTCTCAGAAGCATTTTTAGCAAGTGCACTTCTACGTTCAAGCTCAGCAATTTCAAGTTGAGATGATTCCAAAATGTATTCACGCTTGAGATTATAATATTCTTCCAGACTTTTCTTATTTTGATCATATTCAAACTGGATATTATTCATGCTGATTTTAAGCATAGCTTGTTTATGCTCATACTCGGCACGTGCTAATGCTTCTACTTCCCTTGCAGCTTCCTCTGCTGCACGTTTTGCATCTGCATTCGCTTTATCTTTTTTTGCCTTTTCTTTCGCATCGTTGTCTTTTGCTGGGGGTGCGACATAGCCACCACCTTTAAGCCCGCTTCAACAATTAGGTCTTTTGCAACTACAGCCAAACGGCGTTGCTGAAATGTCGATTTAACCTGATCATCCCGCAAAACTTCTTGGTAAATTTTAAGATCGCCGTAGCCCTTTGCCATGAGCACGGTATCTTGATTGGAAATAAGATTTGTATAAGCGTCAAGATAAACCGCTATCCCCGCCGTTTCCGAAGCAGGTGCAGATTCATTTTGCAATATAGGACGTTGTAAGACTTTTTTAACTATTTTTAACGGATTAAGCATGACAGTAGATAGTTTGCCAATAATGACAAACTATCTACAGAATTTAAGGGTGCGACTGGTTTATTGATAATGTCACCATCAGTGGCAAGGCTAAAAAACCTTCCGAAGATAGATTTTTAGATTAGATAAATATTCTATTTTGAGCCATTACCTTCAATTTTTGTTAAAAAACTAGGGATCAAGGACTCAGAAAAACCAACTATTGTTAATGCAACCATAATTCCCCAAATTGAATTTTTAGTAAATTCTGGGAAAAGAAGTCCTGCCTGTATACACACATAAGCTGCACAACCAGCCGAAAATGCTAAAAATATTCTCTCAAGACCTAGGATCAAGTAGTACCGTTTTAAAGAGTACTCTTCAAAATTTAATTTAGTAGCATTCATTAACAGACTTATGCTTGCCCCAATTGATACTGATAAAAATAAACAACCTAAATAATTAAGTTCACTGATTGATTTATTCAACTCAAAAATATTGTATTGGTAGAATGAAAATCCAAAACTTATTAAAGTCATTAGAAAAATAGGAAACAAATAAATTGCTCTATTTACAACCAGTTTCCCATGTTCAAGCTGGATGGTTTTAATGAGTTCATTGAATTCTTTCTCTCCATCTATATCGCTACTTAAACAAGATGAAAGTGTGTGTGCAATTCTTCTCTTCAACATTTCCAAGTTTGGGCTATTTGGCAACATCCCTATTGCTTGTATGTATTTTTGTTTCACTTTACGAAATCTTGTTGTTATCAATAACTCAGTTTCATCTAAATGACCATCAATAATAACTCGCATTCTGTGGTTGATATCTTCGTGGTCTATTTCATATATAGCATATTCATTATATTTCGAGTACACCTGAACAATTTTATTATTAGATTCGTCTATCTCGCCAACCTTTATTTTTGAAATAGTTTCTACCACTTGGGTTTTTTTATTACTTGACTCTGTATCGACAGCTATATTCATAAAATAGATAATTAAAAAATAATAATATTAATTTTAAAGGTAATTCATAAAATATCAATTAGTAAAAATTTGTTAAAAAACATATAAAAAATAATGTCGTGATCTGCCATATTGTTTAGTTATAAAAACTTTGTACCACCCAAGATACCTAATCTCTCATCGTCATCAGTATGCAGCTCATCACATTAGGCATCTTAAGTGGATTGAGACTTTAGCTTAAAGCTTTTTTAATAGTGCTTGATGTGTATTTAGGTCATATTCCCCCAAAGTGCCTTCAAATTTCACATCTTTTTGAAATTTTACTAATGCTTTTTGGGTGTCTCCCCCAAAAAAACCATCTGCACCCCATTTACCACAATCGTAACCTAATTGTATTAAATTGATTTGTAACTGTTTTACATCGTCACCTTCTAAACCATTTTTTAAAACTCGATCTCCAAGAATATATTTTTTTGTTTTTTTCTTAACTGTAGAACCTTCATCCTCTATAACAACTGAAGTATGTCCTTTGATCTTGGTAACTAAAATATCTCCCCGTTTTAAGAATTTTGATTGAGACGTATATTCATCCCCAATCATTTCAGAAAATAATTTAGCCTTTAACAAGACATCAGCTTCATTACTTGTTATAAAATCCTTAATTGAAATATCCAAACCTTTCACATTCAGAGCATATAAAATACATACCCTAATTAGAGCTGAGCAATCAGTTTCACATGCCTGATTTGCTTGACTAGGATCAAATCCTTTTCCTGCTATCAAATTATATAAACTATTTCTTTGCTTTTGATCATATCCAATATTGTTATTCTCACAAGCCTTTTGCATAGCAGTAGCAATATTATTAGCTATATCAGTGTCTTTAGCCCTCAAAACTCGCCAGCCTTTGGGATTAACGTAATAAGGGGTAATGGTGACTTCTTTACCACTATTATCCCCCGCTACCCCACCTGAAATATTTCCGAACTCATCTATTCGAGCATGTCCTAATGTTGTCATATCTAATGCACCTTATTTATATTATTAATATTGTTTGTATTAAAATTTAGGTTTGATAGTGATTAGTAATTATTATAATAAATTTACCAACCACCGAAATCATTACCTCCACTAACAATACCATAGCCAATATCCTCATCAATATACTGTTCATCGCTTTGAACATCCATTGTATGTCCAGCACGTTGTTGCCCAGTACCCCATACTTGAAGTTCAATTGAGCGCACATGCATCCAGCGTAAAAATTGAGTCACACTATCCGTCTGGTCCTTATGGGTAGAAAGTGGGAATGCAAAAAATTCCGATTCAAATTCATGCGCCCATTCAGCAGATTCAGGTAGCCAAACTAGCCCCGCCTCACACAACGGTGAAACAGCATGCGCCCTTAGTTCTTTACTCTGTTCTGGCTCAATTGCCACAATCGGAATGCTAATATTCTTATCTGCGCGTAAATTGTTAGACCACTGGACTTGTCCTCAATCAATACGACATCAGGCTTATCACGTAAATATAGCGATTTGACCTTTCCTTTAAGCTCTGGATAAATCAGCTTATCCTTGAATACATTAATCAAATACCAATCGGTACGTGTAACGAGCCATGTAGTACATGCAGATGGGTCATTAAATTCTTTGTCTTTACTCGCCGTATCCCATGATTGGACAATCATTATTGGATTAGCAGGTGGTGTGTTATAACGGCGTTTTGCAAACCAATTTTTCTTAAATATCCCCCTCACTAGGCTTGGGCTTCTGCTGATATAGCGCATCCCAGTTGCGGGAGCCTTGCGTAACTTTCTCTTGCTTCCAATGCTCAGGGCTAAACCATTCTGTCCATAACCAATCACCAATATTTCGCCCTAATGGGTCACTTTCCTGCTCACATTGTGCTTGTAAGCAAACCACATACCACCACTCACCATCCCTTGCCTCTATCCAACCTGATTCGCCATCATAGTTATTGGGTAAAATACGTCCTGATAAATCGTCCTCATGCCAACGTGTTTGAATGATGGCAATAAACCCATTTGGCTTAAGACGTGTCCGCAATGAGCTTTTATATTCCTCCCAAGTCTTTTCTCGAATTGTAGGACTATTTGCATCCTCACGGCCCTTGATCGGGTCATCAATAATTAACCCGTCTGCACGGTTACCAGTAATACCTGACAAAATACCGCCAGCCATGTATGTTGAACCATTGGTAATCGACCAATCATGTGCGGCCCTATTGTCGGCGACCAGTTCAGCGCCAAATATTTGCTTATATTTTTGGCTTCGCGTTATGGATCTGCATTTACGACCAAACTTTGTGGCTAATTCAGAGTTATAGCTTGTACTGATAATATTCTTGTTTTTAAACCGACCCATAAACCATGTTGGGAAAACTACAGTGGCATATGTGGACTTTGCGCTACCGGGGGGCATAAAAAACATGACACGCTTTTTAATCCTGCCCTGCTCATCTGGTATTTTATATGCCATTTCCATTAAGGTTTGATTGATCAGGTCATGATGCTTAGCTGGCGTAATATTGTCAGGATAAAACTCATCACAGTCGTCATTATCATTTAACGGTGCGCCTGGTATCTCGATTGCACGGCAAAACTTATGCAGATCATTACGACAATGCCACATCAATTTTTGTTCGAGTAAGGCTATATATTCCAGCTTTGCATTACTGACCATGTGTAGCTTCCAACTTTGCATGTAGCTCGGCAATGCGCTTATCTGCCTCCTCCTCTGTCATGTTTATATTGACATTTAGATTCTCAGTCTGGATTGCTCCGCCGTTTGGCCCTGAATGCACATGAATACGGCGATTGTCATACATTCCGCCTTGTTCCTTGGCTATTTGCTCCAAAAGCTGTGCTGCAAGTACTAAATTGCCGCTTTGCTCTGCCATGTCTACATATCGCTGCAAACGGCTTAACCGGACGGCACATAAAGCAACGGGAATTTTAGAAATTTCTGCTTCAAAATCCTCTCGAGTTTTTGTAAATAATGCCGCCCATTTTTGCGCCGTATTTTTCCCTGCTGCACGTGTACAGTTATAACTTTCCACCTGTTGGCGGGTCACAGTAATCTTAAACTCATCTTTGACGGCGGCAACTACCTGTGATGGAGTGTCATGGCACGCCAATGCTTGCACAATAAAGAGTTTATGCTCATCGGGTAATACTGCCATTTAATCCATCCGTCTATATTCTGTCTATGCAATTCGTAATGATGAACATGTGCCACATGCATGTTGCAGGGCAACCCGCGATACTTCTGGTTTCTTCATTGCTGCATCAATAAGGCGCTGCATATCATCCTGACTGGCACCGTAACGACGAACCACACCAACAAACTCCTCAACGTCATGGGCCTGAATTGCCAGTTTGGGTTTGCCAGTGTCACGGCTATAAGCAGGCATCCCATGTTTATCTTTGGCGTGGGCAATGTGATAAAGTTCATGTTCTACCAAAGCGCAAAATTCCACATCAGAACATTGTCTGCAAAATCTTGCGTCTAATGTGACTAGAAAATCTGGAGTGAAGCCAAACCAATCAAACATTTGTGCTTCTTGGCGCTCTTTCCTCCACCCACCCACATTGAACATTACCTTTTCAGTATCACCGATTACTGTTTTACCCTGTTTCCTATAACCACCATCTGCCCATAAAAAAGCAATATCTCCCCATTGTTGACTTAGTAGGTGTTTATGGTCTGGATTAAAGATTTTATGTTCTGGATTAAGTATCGTTAATTTCAACCACTCCCAAACCTCTAATGCAGGTGCAAAGGTTAATTGCTCTGGTGGCATTGGTCGCTTAATTTTCATGTACCATTCACCCAATCAATCTGACCATTATTGCTATCGACTGGCGTTGTCTCACGTAATCTTGAGTAGCTTTGGTTTTGTAATTCGATGTATTTGCATATATTTAAATTCCAGTTACGAAATTAATGTATCCCGCTTAATTGGTTCTTTTCCTTTAGCTAGATCGCGAATTTGGTACTCCCTTGCTAAAGGAATTCTTTTCTCATCCCATTGACTGATCGCGTTATGAGAAATATCTAACTTTTCTGCTAACTGTGTAACAGAGCAATTAAGCAGGGTTAAAGCTTCAGATTTAGTCATATAGGTTACCCTAAAAGTAATTTATCTTACCCAACTTAATAACATAAAACTTATCATGTCAATTGGTAAGATAACTTACATATCAAATTGGTGTTTTGTAATGGAAACTCTTGGAATTCGACTAAAGCAACTACGTAAAGAGCAAAAGCTTACTCAGCAGCAGTTGGCAGATAAAGTAGGTGTATCCAAAACATCAGTTATCTATTGGGAGAAGGATGAGAATATCCCGAAGCATGAAAGCTTGATGTTGTTATCTAATGCATTAAATTGCAGACCAGAATGGCTTTTAACAGGTGAAAATAAGGAGAATGCTGTTCCGCCTAATAAAGATGAAGCTTATATCAGCTCTTTAAAATTCAAATCATCATACGAAAATAAAAATACTGTAAGTATCCCTGTTCATAAAAATGTAAAAGCATCTTGTGGAGAAGGTGTGGCGAATTTTTTAGAAGAAATTACAGGGTATGTCGAAATTGATCCTAATTTCTTGAAAATGCTTGGTATTCAAGCCAAGCCGGAAATGCTTAGGGTGATTTACTCTGCTGAATATAGCATGTGGCCAACTGTATCACCAGATAGTCCACTTTTTGTAGACATCACACCTGTAGATACATCTAGCATTATTAATGGCGATGTTTATGTCTTTTTACATAATGGTTTTTTAAGGATGAAAAGAATATTTATTAGTTATGGTAATGAAAAGACAGTTCGTTTACAGAGTGATAATCCTGATAAAAATAAATACCCTGATGAAATTATCACTAAAGATCAACTCAATGAATTAAGTTTTGTAGGTCATTTGGAATCTGCATTGGTTAAACCTTAATTTATTAGTTTCCTATTTAAACTAAAGTTAGAGAAATAATATGTATATATTACGGATATTTGAAGTCACTGAGAACAGTATTGGGGGGATTGAGGGATATGATGAGTTTGAACACGGCCTAATACCAGAGAAAGGTCAATGGATCACTTTACCAAATGCAGATGCTGATGAAGAAGTTACTTATAGAGTACTACAAGTAGTTATCCCATTAAGAAGCTCTTGCGAGAATATCGTTGAGATTTATACAGTTCGTATTCAGGAAAATGGTCAATTTGACGACGCTTTATATAGTTTATTACCTAGCCCCTTTGATAAATAAAAAATCGCTTAATCTCGCTTATGCGGGATTTTTTTCATGTGTTGTAGTAATTAAAATCAACAAAAGTAATTAAAATTACCAAAATACTTGACCACATAAGTAAGTTAGCTTACTATTTTTTCATGAACAGCAAAAAGCCCTGAACACTTTGGACGGCGATCAGGGCTTCTCACTTACATGAGGTAGATTATGGAACAAAAACGTTTTAAATCACAACAGCAATTACACGCTAGGTAAGTCTTTACTTGTTTTCAGTGCATTCTCTGCTGCTACTTTGGCGGGCTTATTTGGTGCTTATGCCCTAGTAACTAAGCCGATCCAACCTGCTCCCGTTTACTCGTTTGGCAATACACATTCAATGTACGGCGTGATGTCAGTAAACATTACATCTGATACGACTGGCGAAGCGATCGTAAATCTTAACGGCTATCACGTATTCACAAGCTTTGATTTTGAATTAGAGCCAGATTACAACGGACAGTTAGGTAGCGATACCAAAGCAGTATTTATTAAAAACTTAGCTGTTGACCCTGTTCTTAAATCAAACGGCAGCTTTTATAACGATTTCACCAATGCTGATGACATCAGAAATATGATTTCTGTAATCACTGCACACATCGAAAAAAATAAGATGGTTGAGGTGAACTCATGAGCACTCAATACACCACGCCATTCCGTGAGTTCATTACTCGCGATGACTTAGGGCGCTATCACGTTCGCTTAGGTCCTCAAATATTTTCAACTAACTACAAGTTGACTGACATACGTCTCGAATCAGAGAACGGCGGTACACCTGTAGATGCTGAATATTTGAATGCTAAACCTTGGATTGCTCGCAACTTACAACAAGAAGTTAATGAGCAACGCAAAAAAGAACGCAAAGCAATGTATGCGAAAGACTGCTTTCAACGCACGTCATACAGCAAGAATCAACGTATGTCTTATAACAACACTAAATTTAATAAGGGGTTGTAATCATGGCTATTCAAATATTTACACCTGAAAAAACATTACTAGTTGAAAGCGTCATTTGCTATTTATATACAGATCCTGGACTTGGAAAAAGCACTATTGCCCATACCGCTGATAAGCCTGTTATTTTTGACTTTGATAAAGGTCAACATCGTGTATCTGCAGAATTACGCCACGGTACTATTATTCGTATTGATAGCTGGCTTGATTTGGAAAATCTAAAAGACAGCTTTTATGATGGGTTTAATACTATTGTGGCCGATACTGTTGGTGCAATGCTTGATGCTATCAAAGATCAACTATCTAAAAACGAAACTAATTTACAATGTGACAAAACTTTGACCATTAAAGCACAAGGTTTAGCTGGTGATAAATTTATGCGTATGGTTCGCAAATGGCAATCAATGGGTAAAGATGTTGTCTTTATTGCCCACGCTATTGAAGAAGAAGCTGGCAAAGAAAAATTAAAAGTTTATCGTCCTGATCTTGCTGGTAAAAACCGCAATCTACTGTATCGCATGGCTGATGTTATGGGTTATCTATATTCGACAACGGACCATAACGGCGACTCAATTCGTAATATTTTATTTAATCCATCCCCTACTCACCACGCTAAAAATTCTGGGCGTTTGGGTCAAATTATACGCAATGAAAATGGCACAGATATTTGCACAGGTAACGTACCTGTTCCTGAGCTGTCTAGTTCACCGACATTTTTGGCTTCATTACTAAAACATGCTAAAGACTACATAAATGCCCTGACACCTGCTCAAGCAGCAGAAATTAAGGCTCAGGCTGATCTTCGGAATTTCCAGCAATCATGTACTGAGGCTAATCATGCGGGAGATTTAAATCAATTGACCGAATCTCTTGATAAAGAACATACATATTATCAAAGCATGCGTCAGGTATTAAAAGCACAAGCTGAACAAATGAAATGCACTTATGACAAAGAGCGGAAAAAATGGATAAATCCACCTGAATTTAAAGGCATTAGTGATGCTCAACGCGATTCACTACAAGCATTCATTGATGAGCGCGGCTTAGATGTAAAAACAGTTTGTGAGCATTTAGGTATAGATGCTTTGACTCAAATTGAAGTTTCAAAACTCGAAGCAGTAAAACAAGAAATCAATAATTTTGCAAAACATGTGGGCTAAGCAATATGAAAGAACGATTGTATGGTTTTTCATTTCTACTATTTATAGCGGTTCTATATTTATTATTTGGAGGAGAAAATGGATAAACATAGAACTCGCGATCAAGTGTGTTTTGATTCAACAGGTTGAAAACCCTTTAAAAATTTGAGGTGAAGCAATGCCAAATGAAATTATAGAAGCTTTACTTGAGTTGGGTTTAACACCTATTGACTGGGTTGATGCTAGTCAATTCTCTAAACTCACTGGTATTGCTGAACAAAAATTAGATCATCGTCGTAAAAAATGGCCAGAGGATATTGTCTGGTCTAAGCAAGATGGAAATATATATTTTTCGATTAAAGGTTATAACGAATGGCTGACAGAACAAGCTCAAAGTCGCTACCAAAAGGCGTGCTGGTTAGAAGCGGCTCAATCCAAATCTACTTTGAGCGAAAAGGAAAAGCCTACAACATCACGTTACCACACCCAGCAACTGCGGAAGGCATTGCGACAGCCGCTAAAATTAGAAATCAACTAATTGTTAAAGCTGAATGGGGTATTTTAACTGATAGAGATATTATAGAAGCTCGTGGTGATGTTGTAGAGGATGAGCATCAAGCTATCATAAATAAGAATGATGTCCTGTTTCAGGACTTAGCTCAAAAGTTTTTAGACCGATGTGATGCGAATGCAGATACAAAGCGAGGGTATTTACGAATCTTGGATCATCACTGGATGCCAACTTTAGCCCTCACTCCTATTCACAAAATCACAAATGACGCTATTTGGGGTTTAATCAATGAAAGAGATTTTCAAACAGCTAAAACATTAAATAATAGCCTAATTCCTCTACGTGGTGTTTTTGAAATGGCTTTGTCCAGCAAGGTGATTTTAGATAATCCTATGGCAGGCATTGAGAATAAAAAAGTTCAAATGGGTATTCCAGATCCTTTCAGTCGTGAAGAAATGAATGCTTTACTTGAATGGATGTCAAAAAACCTTGTTGATGATGAGCGATTCTATCATTGGTACTTTGAGTTTGCATTTTGGACAGGTTGTAGACCATCAGAAATGTTTGCACTAAACGATACAACTGATGTTGATTGGTTTAATAATACATTCCGAGTAAATAAAAGCCGTGTGCGTGGTAGAGAAAAGAATGTCACAAAAATGCACAATGCTCGTGATGTTTATCTTAATGATCGATCAAAAAAGGCTCTTGAGGACTTGGTTTCATTCAAGAAAAATGAGGGTTATCGCGGAAATCATTTAATGATCTGCCCAAAAACTTATGAGCCATTTACTAATGAACGTGCACCACGTATACGATTCCAAAGAGCCTTAAAAGCCTGTGGTATCCGCCCTCGCCCAGCCTACAATACAAGACACACCTATGCGACAATGTTGCTGATGGATGGTGTAAATCCTATTTTGTGGCTGATCAATTAGGGCATAGCTTACAAATGCTTATGAAGCGGTATGCAAAGTGGATGCATGGCGATAAAAATAAAATTGAAATAGCTAAGCTTAATACGCAATAAGTTTTGACAGGTTTTTTGACAGGTTTTTTGACAGGCTATACTTCAAAACAATCATGGACTATCATATTTGAAAAATATAAGTTATTGATTTATATATAGCCTAATATGATAGAGCATGATTGAGTAGCATTGTTGTGGGTTCGAGTCCCGCTGAGCGCACCAAATTTAATTATTAGCTAATCAAAATAAATTTTAATTAAAAAAACTTAAACTGCCTGCTAAGATGAATCACCCTCAAGTTTCTAAATTTTTATTTAGTAAAACCCATGTATACAATTCACAATCATTAAAAGTATTAGAATTTGTAGTTCATCTAACTTTCTTTTCTATGACTATACAAATTTCGTCTATTAAAAATAAAAAAAACTTCAAAATGAAGGTTTAGTTCCCACACTCTTATTTAGAGTGCTGTTCCACAAATATCTTTCGATCCTGTTGGGTATACTTGTTGTATATTTGCATGATCCGTAATCAACTGTATACCTACACTCTTACCATTTAAAAGTGAATTTGCGTAGGGTTCTTGATTGATAGTTGCAGTATAGCCAATGCTATTAATAGAATTTTGCAAATTAATATTCAAATAACCAAAGTTTGTACCATTGATTACATAGCCCACCTGCTTAGTAGACTGATTTATAAAAATCCCAACTTTAATTTTCCCATCACTTGGAACTGTAATTTTGTGAGTTTTTCTATCAAATTCTTTGACGGTCGTAAAACCATTTGTATCAGGTTTAAATGCTCCACCTGTAACAATAATATAATCACCATTTGCTAATACACTGTTATTATTATACTTTCCATAAACAACATCTAAACCCAATTCTACTTTTTGTGATGAAGACCCTGTTAAATTGTATCCAAACTCATATGAATCTGTCGCACTTCCCATATTAATATTTAAATTAGCCACATCGATTACAGATTCTAAAACAACAATACCATTTGAGCTAACAGCAGTATCAACCATAGGAAGATTAGCCGGTATATTTGTTATATATCTATATTGGGCTCTAAAGTTGGCTACTTTTTTAGATGTTGCAAAATGATCTACACTGCTATTTGCATAATAATTTATTTGCCCCACTGCTTTTTGATCAATTTGATTTATATTTTGAATCAGCTCATATGTTCTAGGGAAATTTGGCGCTGTGTTATTACTGGTTTGCCAATTTTTTAAGTCGGTTAATGTCGCATCTAAATTATATGTACATTGCGCAAAAGTTGTTCCTATCATTCCAACGCTAATTAATGCACCTAGAATTATTTTCTTCATTTGTTTCACCTTTCTTATAATAGAACGTTCAGTATACATATTTACTTAACATTTTTAGATAAAGCCGATAAGTGGAAAATGCTTGATTTGGAAAACTTTTATCCGCATTTTTAGATATAAGCAACATCACACAAAAAATAAAAACAATTTAATATCAAACATATAAAGTATAAATACATTCATATTCATAAAGTATCAAATCTAGATAATGGTAATTCTGTTATTCAATTTTTAAAATGGTCCATTAGGAAGTAATAAGAAATTCTTATGATCTATCATTTTCATTAATCGTTCCATTTTTGATACATCATAAACCTATTTTTCTACTTGGTTTATTTTTTCATATCACTCAAAATAGTCATTCTATTTAACAACGTGAGACGTTCATGACTGATGCTTTGGTGTTGAGCGATTTGTCCAAAACTTATCGTAATGGTTTTCAGGCGTTAAAAGGTATTGATTTGACCGTACCTGAAGGTGAATTTTATGCATTATTAGGTCCTAATGGTGCGGGTAAATCTACAACGATTAGTATCATTAGCTCTTTAACCAAAAAA